TTGTTCCACGCTCCTGGTCTTGGTTCAAACAAGATGGTCGCTGGTCAGAAGGCAAACTTGTACTTCGGCTGCGGGCTTTTGAGCGATACCAACGAAGTCAAGGTGCTGGATATGAGCGATTTAGACGGCAGCAAAAATGTCCGATTCATTATGCGGATGACTGCTGGTGTTCAGTACGGAGTAGGTGCCGACTTGGTATACTACGCCTAATCGCTGAAGGATGACGCAGGGGGAGGGCTTGGGTAAAACACCCTCGTCCTCCCTTTTGTGTTTGAACTGTTCAAAGCAGTTGATAGGACAGCAGGCAAAATACTGCTGCGAGAAGTGCAAGCAATCGTGGAGGTATAAAACAAAAGGAGCAGTACGACCAAAAGATGTCTACCGAAAGCACAAGAAAGCGACTTGCGAAACGTGTGGATTTGTTCCTGTCCACGCTTGCCAGCTTGATGTCGACCATATAGACGGTAACCGCCACAACCACGAATTGAGCAACCTGCAAACACTATGCGCCAACTGTCACCGATTAAAAACTCACATTTCTAACGATTACAAAAAATAAAATAAAATGGCTTGTTCATTAACACTTGGGCGCATTGAGCCCTGCAAAGACCAAGTAGGAGGACTGAATGCGGTCTACTTCATCAACTCCATTGACTTGGCACAAATTTCCTACGACACCGCTGACACGGATGTCATTGACCAATTGGCCACTACTGCCACGAGTGCCTACAAGTACGACTTGAAAGGCACCTCAAACTTCGAGCAGGCCATCACTTCCAGCCGTGACAACGGCACGACCTTCTTTGAGCAGGTGTTGAACATCGTATTGAAGAAGCAAGATGCCGACACCCACAAAGAGGTAAAGTTGCTCGCTTGGGCGAAGCCCGTTGTCATCGTTGAAGACAATAACGGCAATGCTTGGGTGATGGGCTTGGAACACGGTTCAGAAGTAACGGGTGGTTCAATCGTAACTGGTTCCGCTATGGGAGACCTTACGGGCTACAACTTGACCTTGACGGGTCAAGAGCGTGTGCCTGCTAACTTCCTGCTCGGAGCGGTTGCAAATAACCCGTTCGCTGGATTGCTTGGTACAAAACCGACAATCGTACTTGGGTCGTAATTAGACCAACGGGACGTGAGAGGGGGCTTCGGCCCCCTTTCTTTTTTCACATAAGTCCCACTTTTGGGTTATATAGGTATGACATTCGTATCATATAAAGCCCAAAACACTATCACTCTGCCCGTGCGTGACTGGCAAGTAGGGGTTGACACCCTCGCAGGGTACAATACAACGTGGCGAGTTCAGATGGTTCTCTACTCAAAAGACGGACGCACGGACACCATCTACAACGTGACCTCCCCTACCTTTGACGCAGACACTCGTGAGTTCACGTTCACTTACAATACCACCCCACTTGATGCCGAGGTAGTGTATATGATTCGCCTCACGGAACAGACGTTCAACGTGGCTTGGACAAATACCAAGATACTCGCATTCGATCGTTTGCTGATGCTTCCGAGTGGTCAAACAACAAGCACCTATCAACCCGTCCTCCCGACAGTAGAGGAGACAATGAACAATCAGTTCAAGATTTATGGAGAATAACATTCGCCTCGTTCAGTTCGAGTCCTACGTTGCACCTGCAATCGTAGAGAACCCCCGCCTTGATTGGGTGGAATATGGGGATGACAACAACTACTACCAGTACCTCATTGACCGCAGGAACGGGTCTGCTACGAACAATGCCGTAATCACGGGTATCGTGGATATGATTTACGGAAAGGGTCTGGACGCTACCGATTCGGCTACCAACCCGTCCGCATTCCTTGAGTTCCGCAGGTTGATCTCGGAGGAGTGTGCGTACCGCTTTGCAAATGACGTGTACTGGCTCGGCAACGGAGCTTTGCAGGTCTTGTGGAATGCTGACAAATCAGCAATCGCAGAGGTGACGCATATGCCCGTGCAGACCTTGCGTGCCGAGAAGTGCGACCAAGATGGAACCATCAAGGCATACTACTACGCTTGGGACTGGACGAAGGTTCGGAACCGCTCTGGAGTGCAGCGCATCGCCGCCTTTGAGGAGTCCAACGAGAAGCGTGAAATCTTCTACTACCGCCCCTATTCGGCAGGTTCGTACTACTACTCACCCCCTCGCTACTTGGCGGCTTTGCCGTATGCGGAGTTGGAGGAGGAGATTGCGAACTACCACATCAATAACATCAAGAACGGACTCGCTCCGTCGATGATTATTAACTTCAATAACGGCATCCCACCGCAGGAGGAGCAGGACAATATCAACTCCACCATTGCCCAGAAGTGGCAGGGAAGCACCAACGCAGGCCGTTGGATTCTTGCGTTCAACGATGACAGCACAAAAGCTGCTACGATCGAGCCAGTCACCCTGTCGGACGCCCACTTGCAGTACGAGTTCCTTTCTTCAGAGTCCGCTCAAAAGGTTCTTGTAGGCCACCGCATCACGTCTCCGATGCTGTTCGGTATCAAGGAGAACACGGGACTTGGCAGCAATGCGGACGAAATCAAGAACGCATACTTGCTTCTGGACAATACGGTGATTCGCCCTATCCAGATGGGAATCTTAAAGGCCTTTGACGAGCTGCTTGCGGTGAACAATGTCGCTTTGAATTTGTACTTCAAGCCGCTTTCTCCGATGGAGTTCAACGACATCAAGGTCACGGACTCTACAACAGTCGAGGAAGAAACGGGAGTGAAGGAAGCAGACCAAGTGACTACGGAAGTGGTATCCACCGTGAACGAGGAAATCGCCCAGAAGGAGGCATCGTACAACGGAGCGCAGATTGCGTCCTCTCTGGACATTATGCGAGCCGTACAGGAGGGCGTTCTTACTCAAGACCAAGCAATCACCTTCCTTGTTCAGATGCTGCAATTCGAGCCGTCTGTTGCGAAGGCGTTGTTCGTTGGCAATTCGTCAGCGGTCATCACCCAGATGAAGTCGCAAAAAAAGCTTGAAGCATCTTCCCCTGCCTCCGAGGAGTTGGTGCGTGAATTGACCTCGCTTGGAGAAGACGAGGATTTGGAGGAGTGGGAACTGGTCGGTGACGAGCAGCTTTCCGAGCAAGATATCGTAAAGATGCGGGAGGTGAACTTCGCATCCACAGGAAGCGCATTCCCGAACGCCAAGAGCGCACAAGACGGCGTGACGAAGGAAGGGTTCAAGTATAAAGTTCGGTACGCTTATTCGGGCGAAAAAACGGGTGAGCGGGCTTTCTGCCGATTGATGCTACAAGCCAACAAAATCTACCGCATCGAGGACATAAATGCAATGAGCGAAAAGGTCGTCAACAAGGGATTCGGTGAGGGCGGTTCAGACACCTACGACATCCTGTTCTATAAAGGCGGCCCGAACTGCAAACACTTCTGGATGCGGAAGACCTATCTCTCAAGAGCGAAGGGAGCAGCACCCGACCCCAAGAACCCACGTTCCGAGGTAAGCGTGAACGACCTCCGCAAGTTGGGAGTGAAGTTACCCGTCAATGATTCGTTAGTCGCCAAACCGCCTATCTCGCAGGACTATCGGGGCTACACTCCAGAGTATGCAAAAAAGATAGGTATCCCCAAATAAGGTTATATAACTATGTATCCCCTATTCATTTCCCCCGATGACCTCGTCAAGCGCACCGCCATCAACGGCAACGTTGACCGTGACCAGATGGTGCAGTTCATCAAGATAGCACAAGATATTCACGTCCAAGCACTTCTTGGCACTGCCTTGTACAACGCCTTGAAGAACGACGTGCTGAATGACACGCTGACAGGCAATTACGAAACCTTGATGACCGACTACGTGCAGGACGTATTGGTGCATTACGCAATGGTTGAGATACTTCCGTTCTTGGCTTACAAGGTGAGCAACGGTGGTGTGTTCAGAAAGCAATCAGAGAACTCGGAAGGCATCGATAAAAGTGAATTGGAATACCTAATCCAGAAGGAGCGAGATACGGCCGAACACTACGGCAGACGCCTTGTATCGTACTTGACTTTCTACGGATCCCTCACGCCCGAATACTATGAAAACCAAAACGGACAAATGTACCCTACCGATGGTCAATCGTTCCACGGCTGGTACCTATAAAGTGAAGCCAGAGAACGAAGTGAAGTTGATAAATTTCTTAAAAGAGCAAAATGGCAAATAGCATCGGGTGGGGTAATATCTACTGCTCCTCAAGTTGGGGAGATGAGGATTACAATACGAGAGCAATAGGAGACGTACCTACTTGCTTTGGTAACGCATACATTTATGCGGATGCGTATGTTGCTCGTGTTGCCGCCGATAGCGGAACCACCGAAGGGTACGAGTGTTTAGTTGTTGCTATTGATAAATTAAACTTTAACTAATGTCAAGTTTTTACGAAGATGCTTCGCTTGTTGTTATACCAAGCGGATACAAGACAAGCAAGATTTACGCAGAGAAGCCGACTGATGGGTCGGGCGATTTGACTTTTACCCGTGCTTCGGGTGCTACCCGTGTGGCCAGCAACGGCCTTATTGAGAAGGTGCGGACTAATCTTGCTTTGTATAGCGAGCAGTTAGATAACGCTTATTGGATTAAGGCGGGTGCGCCCGTTATTACGGTTACTGCAAATGCTGGTACTGCTCCCGATGGAACTACTACAGCAGATAGATGTTCAGCAACGAGTGTTGCTACATCCTCAAGAATTTATACCACCACCACTTGGGGGGGCGGTGAATATACTTTGAGTTTATATGTTAAAAACAACGGAGGCACAAATACGGATTTTAGATTTTCCTACTATGATAGCGTAAATCAATATTTCAGCCCCACAATAACGCTTACTAATGAATGGCAAAGAGTAACATATACATTTACTCCAGCCGCTGGTTCGGGGGGATTTTGGTTGGTAAATACTCCTTACGCATCTGGTAATCTTGATTTGTTAGCGTGGGGCGCCCAGTTGGAATATGGAGTAGCAACAAACTACATACCCACCACCACCGCAGCCGTATCAGTTGGGCCAGTGAGCAACGTACCCCGTCTTGACTATTTAGGTAGTACTTGTCCTCGTTTGTTGCTGGAACCGCAGCGGACTAATTTAGTACAATACTCGGAGCAGTTTGATAATTCTTACTGGCTTAACTCTGGACTTTCGTTGTCGGTTAATTCAGCAACAAGTCCTGATGGATATGCAAATGCCGACATAGCGACTGAAACAGCAGCAACAAGTCAACACGGCTTGTCAAGTGGGGTTATATCATTTACAAGTGGCACAACTTATACCTTTAGTGCATTTGCTAAAAACGCCCCAAGTGGTCGTGGCTTTATTCAACTTTACGGATACCAGCTTGGTAGTGGAGCAGCAAACGTATTTGCAAACTTTGACCTAAATACTGGGGTAGTCGGTACCGCTACTGGCGGAACTTCAGCCATCACAAACTACGGCAATGGATGGTACCGATGCACGTTTACATTTACTTGCGGCAATTCATTAAGCGAGCGTATCAACTTGTTTAATGTCACAAGCGCAAGCGCAACGGCTGGTCAATCTTACGCTGGAGATATTACAAAAGCCATTTACTGGTACGGGGCACAAGTTGAAGCAGGGGCCTACGCCACCTCTTACATTCCAACGCTTGCCGCAAGTGTTACCCGTGTGGCCGATGCTGCCTCAAAGACGGGAATTAGCTCGCTAATTGGGCAGACGGAGGGGACTTTGTTTCTTGACGTAAACATTACTAAACTTGTGGATAATGAAGCAATTGCCACAATTAATAGCGGAGGGTATGCTAATAATACTACTATGCAAAGAATTGGCAATGCCATTCAATTTGTACGAAATAGCGCAACGCAAAGTGGAGCAAGCGTGGTATCCTCTTCGGCAATAGCACCAGGTCGGCACAAAATGGCAATAGCATACAAAAGCGCAGATACTGCATTTTTTTTAGATGGGGTACAAGTTTCAACAACGCAAACAGAAACATTTACTAACGGAACATTAAGCGTTTTTGCAATTACTGGAGATGCAATCGGGGCCATTCCGTTTTCAGATAGTTACAACCAAGCCCTCCTATTTAAGACCCGTCTAACAAACGCCGAAATGGCTTCGTTGACCAGCTTGTAATATGGCCGTAGTTTATATACATATGAAGCCCAATACTCGGGATATCTTCTACGTTGGGATAGGTAACGACATTAAGCGTGCCTATCGAAACGAGGGGAGAAACGACCATTGGACTAAAGTGTATAACAAGTACGGCAAGGTGGTTGACATCATTGCGCAAGACATAAGCCTTGATGCGGCAAAGGAGATGGAAAAACATCTTATTGCCTCACTAAATGATTCGCTCTGTAATAAAACTCTTGGCGGTGAAGGATTTTTTGGCGGTACGCATTCAGAAGAAACAAAACAAAAGCTTCGAAAGGCTAATACTGGTAAAAAACTTTCTGATGAAACAAAGCAAAAGATTAGCGAGAAGTCCAAAGGGCACCCTAACTATTTAAAGTTTCATACCGAAGAAGCAAAGATGAAAATCTCTGCTGCATTTAAAGGAAAGAAGCGAAGCGAATACTTTTGCCAACGAGCTAAAGAAGCAAAGCAAGGATATCGCCCGCACCCATCTTCTTGGGAGAATGCTGCTAAACTTAAAAAAGAGAATGCTTCTCTAATCAAGGAGCTTACTACTGGATTTGTTGGCAAGATTTGGGAGATTCAAGAACGATTCGACATTCAAAAACAAGCAGTATACTCAAACTATAAACACGACAAGCCTATCACCAAGTTCAAATGGGCTGGTCTTAATTTTG